TTCAGCTTGTATTTCCTTAATTGACTCTTTATTTGCTTTTATGTCCTCATCTTGTTCATTATCTTTTTTATTTATGTTTTCTAAGCTTTTATCTATAGATTCTTTGTCTGATTTTATAGTTTCTTGTATAATTCCTATATCTTCTACATTTTTAGAAATCTTTTCATCTCTTGTTTCATTGCTTTTTTTCATCTCAGTTTTATTATTTTCTATTACTTCATCAACTGATTCTGCCAGTTCTTTTAAATCGGCAGGTACATCTGCAACTTTATCATAATTATCAGGATAAACTATACCATTTTTAGTTTTTGCCATTTTTATGCTCCTTTCAAATCAATATATCTAAATTGAGTATAATATTGATAATTTTCTGTTTTAAGTTCTTTATAGCTTAAAAACTTTATAACTTTAATTTTTAATTTAAAAATAGAACCAATTTTTACCTTTTCTGGTTCTACTATCTTTTCTATTATTTTCATTATCTATTACCTCTTATTAATTTAACTTATTTTCATCAAAACTATTTTGTATTTACATGTTCTTACTTGACTTGTTGGATTTACAATGGTATAGTTTATTTTTCCATTATTTTTATAATCAAATGTCACCATAGATGGATAGCCTCCCCTTAACCAGGTCCTTGAATCATCCCAAATAGCACAATCAAATGTATATCCTGTATAATCAGTTAATTGCATTGCACTTGATATTACAACGCAATTATCTTTTGAAAAACCTGATGGAAAATCAATTAAAACATTATTAAAAGATGGTGAATATGATCCATCTGTTGAGGCTGCTTTTAAATCTAATTGTCCAGATAAAACAGCTATATTATTTTGCGTTACATTTATTGTTATATCTGCATTTCCATCAAAATTTCCACTTCCTTTTACTGCACCTTGTACAGATATTTTTCTTGCTGTTTTTAATTTTGTTGCCGTACTAGCATTTCCAGTACAATTTCCTGTTAAATCTCCTTCCAAGCCATTATTAAAAATAGTCTTTTTACTTATTGTTCCGCCTTTAGATTTTGATAAAAAATCACTTGTATCTGTAATATCTATCCAATTGCTCCAGTTACTTCCTTCAAGTGCTCTTAAATAGATTTTATTTATTGAAACCATCAATTGTGTAACCAATGCATTAGCTGTTTTCATTACAAACATACCAAAAAAATCAACATTATTCGGTTTATTCGTAACAGTGTTTCCACCGGCCGTATAGAAAAAGCCCTCATTTTTGTATGTATTTAAATTCTCATTGGTTAGTTGTGTTGCTTTTAAAAAGCATCTACTTTCATTTTCAACATTTGAAAGTTCTGTTTTTATTTCATTTATGATTTCTTGACATCTTGCATTGACTTGAGAATAAATACCACTAAAATTCAAAAATTTTCTTGTATCTTTAAATTCTGTTATTCCATTAGTTCCGCTTCTAAATCTTGCAAATTCTAATTGATAAATTTTATTAGTTCCACTATATTTATTAATATCTTGTTGTGTAACATTCGAATATCCTGTTGTAGATGTTAATAATTTAAAACAAGCTTGTTCAAAATTTTCCATAGTAGACTCTTTAGATAAATCTATTTCGAGTATTAAAACACAATATAAATTTTCAGAACTAACATTAATTATTTCATTGTTAATTACAGCAACTGGTCTTCCTGCAATTTCACAGAGTCCTTCTGAAATTGTTATAGAATTGTTAGTTTTACTTAATTCCATTCCATAAAAAATTCCATCATTTTTATTTAAAAATTCTTGATGTATTCTTGCATCAACTTCTGCATTTGCAAGCTGATTAGTAAATCTAAAACCTTTTAACATTTTAATTTTTCCTTTCCTTTAAAATTTTATCAATAAATTTTATTCTCATATTTCCGCATGTTATATTTATAAAGTTATCTCCTTTATCATTTATTGCTGAAATATATGTATTTAGTATAATATTATTATTTGTTCTTACACTAAGAGGGGTACCTATTTTTAATTTTTCAACATCAAACAATTTACTATATCTATATATTTTGAAAGATATATAATGATTATATGTATTTGATTTAAATTTATCTAATGCCGTTTGTTTTGCATCTTCTGATTTTTGT